ATTGGCAATGTTAGCATTGGAATAATTGTTAGTTACAGTAGTTCCAGTTACTTGTAAATTGCCCGCTACAACTAAATTACCACTAAGGGTAAGCATACTAGCATCTAAATATTGTGCGTAAACCGTGTTAAAACGATTGGTTGCGGCACCGATTGAACGAACATTAGCAAAGTCCGGAACAATGGCTGCCTTTGGTACAATAACTCCAACTCCGTTTGTAGCTAGGTTTAGGTTGCCATTGGTGTTGGTAACTTGGATAGTGTTATTAGCTATAGAAATGTTACTGCCAACTAATCCAGCTGACCAAATTTGGCTGAAGTTGTTGTTTACAGCGTTAAAAGCAGTACGCAAAGGATCACCGGTCCCGTCATTTAAAACGTTGCCTGTATTGATTATTAGCTGTGACATTTATAGGTATCCTTGGTTATCGTTATTATTTAGTTAAATTACGTTATCGCTGGTTTTGGCTAGATTAACTAAGGATTATGCTACTAAATGCTAGTTTTACATGGTTGTTTTATATGATTTCGTACGAATGAATTGATGGATGTTGTCCGTAAACAGCATAAACATGACACTTTTGTTTGTGATGGGTGGGTACCTTTGGCTAGCATTTTTTGATTATGATTAGCATCAACGTTGTTTTTGCCGAGCCAATGGTGTGTGCCGTTTTTAGAAGCAAGTTGGGCTGGGTGTGTGCCGTTTTTCGCTAATTGGCTCATTTGTTCACTTAATGCGATATTATCCCCGTCACTCTTGTGGCGTAAATGTTTACTACCAGACCAGTGATGTTTACCAGCTTTTGAAGCTCGCTGAGCTGGTAAATCGCCTCGTTTCGCTCGCTCGCTCGCGTGACTAGTACCATCTTGCCGTTTTTGAAGATGATGTGTGCCAGAATTAACTCGTCGTAAGTTTTCAGCCTTTGCTAGTTCTGATATTTCTTCATGCGACATATTGAGTTTTATAGCCATTAACGTACAGGCGCTATAATCCCCTCGATTATAGTGAATATCGTAATGCTCCTGTATAGTAACTGCTTTTAAGTTACTGGGATGATTATTAGAATGATTACCATCTATATGATGGATATCGTAAGTTCTACCTGTTTCGTCTGTTGGTATTGGGCCAATATGGTTTTCGTAAATTTTGCGATAGTATTTGGTACTGCAATAAGTACACATAGCTGATAGTTCCTTTTAACTGTTAGGGCCAATGGATATGTCCAGTATCGCGATTGGCATTCTTGTTGGCTTGTTTTGCCAAAAAGACTTGATCTATTAATATACTTAGTGTATTATGCATATAAGTCATTGAAAGATGACCACGTTTATTAAACACTATTGAAAGGATTAAACGATGAAATACATTTACTCTAAAGAAACTAAAACTTTTAAACTACAAAAGGCTCTCCAGTCTGGCGCAGTTGTAACAGCTTCACAAGCAGCTAAATCTTTTGGCATCAAGAACTTGACAGCTGAAGTTGCTCGTGTACGTGCTAACGGGTTTGTTGTTAACACTATCAGCCGCAAAGCTGGTAACGGTGTAAACGTAACTGAATACGCAATGGGCAAGCCATCACGTCAGTTGATCGCCGCAGGATATAAGGCTTTGTCAGTTGGTTTAGTAGGTTAATACCCGCCTAAATGCCCCACTCGGCGGCATTTGAATACAAAAAAGCCCCAATCTCTGGGGCTTTTTGTTATTTGCTAAAAACGAATTAGTTTGGATTAGCGTAATAAATTGTTGTTCCTGTTGGTTGAATAGCACGAGCATTACCATCAGCAAAGGCTGTTCTAAATTGTTGTACTTGGGCCACAGATAACTGGATTGGTTGTCTAAACAATACCCAACTAACAATTTGTGGATATACTTGTAAAGTTAACTGGCGCTGAGGATTACCCCACCAAGGACGACCATTGTTAGGATCTGTATTTGCCACACAGGTACTTGGAGCACCTAATGTAGCTCCAGAAATTGGAGCAGTTAATCCGCCGCTGTATCTGTAACTTGGAGCAGTATTAAAGTTAGACATACCCATCATACTAGCAATATTAAAACTAACAGTACTACCGGAAAGTGCGCCAGTAGAATTAGGAGCTGGTATGGCATTGAACACGTTAGTCCAAGCCGGATTGGCTGTATTACCATTACCAACCATTCTTTGTCCTAATACTAATAAACTGTCAGCGTTACACAATCCAAAAGGACCAGTGAAATCAGCAAGTTTAAAGTAAACAAAGTGTACTTCTAAATCAGTTGCTGAATTATTAACCCAATGCTCACTTGGACCGTGGAAATGGAATTCTAACAAACAATATTGCTGACCGTTAAATGTAATGCTTGGTGAGCAAGATCCAGCGTTTGGATTATTAAGTTTGTATGTTCCCCAGCGAGTATTGGCAACTGTATAAGCATACGGACCAGTCGGTGCTGTAGCTAAAGTACAAACATCACTACCTTGACAAAACTGTGCGTTTAGTGTGTTTTGGGTTTGAAAAGTAAAAGTAGCGTTCAATCCGCTATAGTTAGCAAACTGGGCAGGACTACCCTGAGGTGTAACTGAGGTAATATTAACCGGAGTTTGACTTTGAGCAATGGCAATAGCAGATACCAAACCTAATACCATTGCTACTATAAAATTCATTTTTTTCATTTTGGAGTTCCTTAATTAAGTTCTAGGTTTGAACTACCAATATTTAGCTTATAAGTTGACTTTTAATCAGTTTTAATGTATAATAGCTATATGTTTAAAAAATTATTCCAGCGTTTAGGTAGACATCGTGTAATTTTGGACAGGGAAAGCAACGAGCCTTATTTGGAGAGATATTATGTATTTCTCAAGGATCGTCAGCGTTTTCCATTTAATGTCTTTGTACACAAGTTCCTAAAGGGTGACAAGGATGATGTACACGACCACCCGTGGTCCTATGCTACCTTAATCCTCAAAGGTGGATACTGGGAATGGATCCCTACTTTTGACGCTAAGGGAGAGAAAAATGGCGAGCGTGTATATTGGCGTGGGCCCGGACACTTTCGCAGATGTACAGCTAACTCCTATCACAGGATTGAGTTGGAGCCAGGAGTAACTGCTTGGACATTGTTTATGCCAGGAAGCCAAGAAAGAGACTGGGGTTTTTTAGTCAACAATGTGTGGACACAACACGAAGAATATTTTGATAAACGCAAGGAGAAGTTAAATGCCTAATTGGTGTGATAATTTAGCAACCATTTCTGGTCCTAGTCATATAATCAAAGAGATTAAACAAATATTGGAAAGCGATGATCCTGAGTTATTAAACTATATGGTTCCACAACCTAAGTTTGAAGGTGACCAAGATTGGTATAATTGGAACGTAACTAATTGGGGTACAAAATGGGATATCTCATCTGTGTATATAAACGACTGTGATGACGAAGAATATATAACCTTTAACTTTAGTTCAGCTTGGGCACCGCCTGTGTCAGCATTTGAAACTTGGGCACGTGGTGAAGATGGAGTAACATTCCAATTAGATTACTTTGAACCTGGAGTAGAATTTGTAGGAACAGCTATATACGATGGAGAGTACTTTGATGATGAATGCGTAGATAGTACTTCTAATCCAGAGTATTACAAAGATAAAGCTAGAGATGAATGGGGCTGGGAAGATGAAGAAGACGAAGAGCCCTTGACAGAATGGTATAAACAAGGTGTAGAAGATAAAGGATTGAAATAATGGCTGAGATTATTTTAGGTATTTTGTTAGGTATGTTACTTGCTGGCATAATGGTATATTTGTATATTCGCGGATTGATCCGTACTGTTATGCGTGAGTTGGACGAGCATATCGAACGAGCAGCCAATACACTAATGCCTGTAATTATTGAACGTGAAAATGGCGTACTATTTTGCTATGACAAACAAGACAAGCAGTTTATTTGTCAGGGTGCTACAGTAGCAGAGATTCGGGAAGCATTTGCTCGACGATTCCCAGATAAAACGGCATACTTAGACGGCGGTGACGAAGAGTTAGTTAAAGAATTGCGTGAAGAATTAAAGGAACTTAATGTTAAATTGGATTAAGTATTCGGGTGCGAGTATTAGTGTCACAGTAAATCCTTATCACTGGCGTTGGACTCTGGTAGCTAGAGAAGCATTTATAGATGAATGGGTAGGACCACATGAGCGCAGTTGGCATATTGCGTGGCTGTTTTTAACAGTAAGAATTTGGATTGACGACGGGAGTTGGTAATGAAACGGCATATGATTGATCCTCCTAGCGGATGGCGGTATGGCTTCCCTAAAGAACTGCCCGCAGGTGTTGAGAATGTTTTAGCTTGGTTAGTAGAGAATGGATATCCGCAGAAAGAAATTGACCGTATGGGCGATCACTTTTATTGCGGTCATTGGTATAGAGAGGATAAAGAATGAAAGTATACACGTCTAAATACAGAAATCATTGGATAAGTCCTTATGTTATTTTAACTAAGGTTTGCTTTTGGGAAAAGAATGTAGATAAGATTTATAATCTTAACGACGATCCCACCAATCCATATGAGCCATGGGTTAACGTGTTGGAGCCTGTATGTCGATTATGGCAAAAGTTCCTTGACATTGTACATCCACGTATTGAGTATATTAAGCTAGATCGGTGGGATACGTGGTCGTTTGATCATACATTAGCCGACATTATTCTTCCTGGACTAAAGCAGTTAAAGGCAACTAAACAAGGAGCTCCCTATACAGATGACAAAGATGTTCCTGAGTATTTGCGTAGTCACATGGCACAGCCCAAAGAAAATGATTGGGACACAGATAGTTTACACTTTATGCGTTGGGATTGGATACTCGACGAAATGATTTGGGCCTTTGAACAAAAGGTTGATGACGAAGCAGACAGTAAGTTCTTTGATCACAGTGAATGTCCACCTATTGACGATTTCCTAAAAAATCCCAATAAACATTTTAACAAAACCAAGTATGATAAAAAGGGACACACCGCCTGGCTAAAGCGCAAACAAAATGGATTCCGTTTGTTTGGCAAATATTACGAAAATCTTTGGGATTAAGAATGAATAACCCACTCTCCGTCCAACAGATATATGATTTATTAGAAACAGCAGATCCTACAGAAAGCCTACAAGCGGATCCGCACGGTACTTGGGAAATAGTAGAGTTTGTTAGACAGGTTGAAAAATACTACGGTATTGAGCGCCCTGATGGACTCTACCAAGAATGGTTATCCTGGTGTAAATCATAATGACTGACAAGAAAAAGCCTAACTCTGCGGATGGCAGAGATAGTTATGATTCTACTTCGTCGGGAGAATTGATACAGTTTTTTAACAAGAACGTAACTCCATATCCAACTGAAGTAGGCGGGCCTGCGTTTGACTTAATACCTATTGAAAAGCAAAAGGATATTATGGTGAATGTCGCAAGACTTCATGCCAGGCAAGAGTATAGCCGTATTATGGAGTTGGTAGCAGTATTACAGCGTCAAGCAGATGAAGTGCGTAAACGTGTGGACATTACAGATTTAGTTCATGCGGCCAAGTATACATTCCAAATTTATCATGGGCAATGTTATTGGTTAGCACGTGATAGTAGACGTGGTGGAACGATTTTAGTACAAACAGGGCCGGAAGAGTGGACAACTACTCCGCCGGAATATTATGAGTATATTTGCCGCGTTAAGTGGTTAGGTGATTATACATGGATTGAAGTTGATAACGAGGGTAATGATGTCTGGACAGACCGCTTTTGAGCAAATGACAACACACATGGTTGAACATAACGATACTCCATTAAGAGTATGGTCGGGTAAGATTGACCGAGAGGATTACCTACAATGGAAAGAAGACTTTATTTGGGAAGCATTACACGGGCAACGATACGGGCAAAGTTTTTGTAATCGCTTTGGGTTACACGACAACCATTTGTTTTATAATACGGGCGGCATAGACTGGGCTGACGAGTATATTAGAAAGACTTATCTTGCGTGACCCCAAGTTCACACATCCAGTTAGGATTACCATGCGACATAATGATGACATTATGGCATGGGACGAAGTATGCTACAAGGCCATAGATTTATTCGGCCTACCTGGAGACAGATATATAACTGATATAAGCACAGAATGGATGGATTGGATATTTAAGGATCCAAAAGATGCTATTATATTCAAATTAAAATTTAGCGAGGTCTCTGTATGATATTAGAGCAAGGCGAATTTGCACAACCAAAACAAGGATTTAATCACGCTAAACTGATTATCAAATCGTTTGGGGTAATCGAGCAAGTATTGGATTGGTGTAAGCGTGAGTTAGTGGGGGATTGGCGCTGGCAACTTAAAGAAGTTAGTACACACCAACGTAAAGGCGAGTATATCTTTTACTTTGATTCCGAAAGAGATTATTTGGCATTCGTTCTCAAATGGTCTTAGGTTGACATTTAATTCAAATTACACTATACTATAGTTTGTTATAGTAACTTAGGAGTAAAGAATGAAATCATATCGTTTTTTAGGTGAAGAAGCAGAAGTATTAGGTAGTCGTTTAGATGCGGCACGTAAGGCATTAGTAGAAGCTAAAAGTCCTTGGTCCAAAACATACTGGGCCGCGGTAGTAGAGAGATTACTATTCCAATGGAAACAATTACCTGTGTTACACGATGCCGATGCATTAGTAACAATTATTCCTCGCTGGACTGTAGATTACAATTTTTACGAAAAGGCCGAAGAAGTTGGCTTGTATGGTATTAATGATCGCATCTATGAACTTGTTATGAACAAAGATCCTGACCTCAATGCCAGCTGGGAGAATCACAGGGCACAACGATTAGCAAGGGCGCAATAATGACAACACCATACAAATCACGTTTTACAGACGGACAAAATAATATTTTTACAGTTAACGAAGTTATTCAAACTCCTGTGGGCTTGACTGTTTACTATGAGAACGAAGCTACCAAACAAGAATACTCCTGTTTATTAGATGCATTTAGCGAAAGATTCAAAGAGATTCAGAATGACTGAAGATAGACTAATGATAGCAGAAGCTGTGTTCGCAGGCTTAATTGGCGAAGAGCATTTAACTCAGGATGAAATTGATGAGATGTTTGAGTTAGTATGCGATGCGGCTACTGAACAAGAGTTAGTTAAAGCACGTGAGCGTGGACTAAATGTCTTCGTAGGTTATGAAGACTATATGATACACTAAGTTACCAAAGAGTATAGATATGCGGATCTTTTTTCCGCAATTCTTTTAACTTCTTTTTATACAGGAAGTGTAATCTAATTCGGTGATATAATCGTTTAAGCATTATCAATCCTTGCCATCCAGGCTTTAATACAATCTTTCCAAAACTTATGTCCTTCAATACCATAATGTGTATCCCTGGGATCATACTCACTAAATGGAACTTTATTGTCTCGCATATAATGCCAAAAAGTTTCACTGACTTTAATAAATCCTAAATGCCTATCTCTCCTGGTACCATATGCTTCGTATAAGCACTTATATTGTTCTACTAAGTCGCTAGATCTATTTGGCTGATTAAATCCAATTGGATCAACCCAACTATGAAAAGCATTCATGAAGTAATACTTTATATTTAACGATTCTAAATATTTAGCAGTTAAGTATACATCAAATAGACATTTATATTCATTAACTCCGTGATCATCAATTATAGTTCGGTACTTAATATATTCGGTTAATTCTAATGAAAAATTGCTATTGATGTCAGATGAAAGAGATAACCCAGAGTATGATTTTAATTGCTTTAATTTAGAATTCCAAACTTCAAATCTATCAATACCCGACCACATAATTATAACAACAACATCGTTGGCTTGATACTTTCCAGTTAATTCTATATTTTCAATAATCCACTCTATAGTAGTGCGTTTAATTTGTGCGTTAGAGTTACCTGCTTCCGCAATGTTAACCCAACCCCAACCCATACTATCAGCCAACCATCTAGGCCAAGCATTTACATACGATTCAAATTGCTTAGTGTATTCTATTTCAGATCCAGCTGTGTGACTACAGCCATTAGCTAGTAAGATTGTCAATTCGATTCATCCAATCTTTTACATTATTTTTCCAGAACTTTTGTCCATCAGCTCCCCAGTGTTCCCATTTAGAATGTTCACTAACTGGAATTTTATTTTCACGCATATACTGCCAGAATCTTTCTTCCTGAGAGTGAAATCCCAAATGCCTATAGCGCCTATCACCGTAAGCATTGTATAATATTTGATATTTCTGTTGTAGGGATTTTTCGTCAACTTGCTCAGGCCAGTTATAGTTAGCATTCATAAAGTAATATTTTATGCCTAACGATTCTAAATATCGGGCCGTTAAATAAACATCAAATAAATTTTTATATTCAGTTGCACTTTGATCGTCTATCAATGTTCGATATTTGATATATTCTTTTAATTCAACTGAAAGATATTTAGAGTCAAACTGACCAGAGAATGATCTTAATCGCTTTAGCTTATTGTCCCATGCTTCAAACCTATTAAAACCAGCCCACATAATCATAACAACTAACTCTTCTGGTTTATACCGGTTAGTTAACTCAACCTTTTCAATAATCCATTCTATAGTAGTTCTTCGAATTTGTTCGTTAGAGCTGGCAGATTCAGCTAAGTTAACCCAGTCCCAGCCCATGTCATCTGCTAGCCATCTGGGCCAAGCATTTATATATGACTTGTCTTGTAATGGAAATTCGATTTCGGCTCCGGCTGTGTGACTACAACCATTAGCTAATAATGTTATCATGGGGATATTTATTACCCAAAATCGTTATTGATAATTTAAATAACCCTTATTAAAAAATATCGTAAGCATTATAGGCAAATTCTATTAAAAACACTTGATTTATGTGATAAATTAATGTATAATAACTTATTAGTAGAAACACTAATACTAACCAATTTTAACTTAAGGAGAAGTATATGAAAACAGTAGGACATAAATTAGAGAAGTTTGTAGTAACCGGCGTTAAGCCAGGACAACCAGAAGATGCGTTCTTTGATATTACAGAAGAATCATTTCCGGGCAAATGGAAAGTAATCGTTTACTATCCAAAAGATTTTACATTCGTATGCCCAACAGAGATTGTAGCTTACGACAAGTTAGCAGGCGACTTTGCTGACCGTGACGCAGTATTGCTAACAGGTAGCACAGACAATGAGTTCTGTAAAGTTAGCTGGCAAAAAGCACATCCAGACTTACAAAAAATCACACACAATCAATTCGCTGACACACAGCGTGGTGAGTTGAGTTTGATTGAACAGTTGGGTGTATTTTATGCTCCAGCAGGTGCCGCACTTCGCGCAACATTCATCGTTGATCCAGACAACGTTATCCAACACGTTACTGTTAACAACTTGAACGTTGGTCGTAGCCCAGAAGAAACATTGCGTATTCTCGATGCGTTACAAACTGGCGAACTTTGCGCTTGTAACCGTACAGTAGGCGGGGAGACTCTATAATGGCATTTAACGACGCTATCAAAGAAGCGTTGCCAGACTACGCAAAGGATACTAAGTTAAACTTAGATGCTGTCCTTTTGCGTAGTACCTTAGATGCTGATGTTGCTATGGGTTGTGCTGTAGCCGCATTAGCCGCAACAGGCAACGGTAAAGTATTAAGTATTTTATTAGCAGATGGACCAGTACACGCAGAGTCAGCAATGACAGCGGCAAGCATTATGGCCCAAAACAACGTTTGGTATCCCTACGTTGAAATGGCTAATGATGAGCAACTGACTGGGTTGCCAGCACAGTTACGCATGAACGCGATTGCGAGTCATGGCGGAACAACTAAAGCAAACTTTGAAGCATTTAGTTTAGCGGCTAGTATTGTAGGTAAGTGCCATTTTTGCGTAAAGGCACACTACGACACACTCAAGAAGGAAGGCTACACAGTAGAACAACTTCGTGACATCGGTCGTATCGCAAGTGTTATGAATAGTGTAGCAAAGGTGTTGAATAGCTAAATATCTGTGGGGAGTAACCAGCCCGCAAGGGCTCTACACATCGTCAATACGGCTTAGGCCCGGGTGTAGACTAAGAGGTGAGACCATTTTACTTTCAAGGAGAAGGAAATGGATTTACATTTAGTTCAAGCAGTCTGGGCAGTTTTAGCTATCATTTTAATTGATATTGTTTTAGCCGGTGACAATGCTCTTGTTATTGGTATGGCTGCTAATCGTTTACCTGAAAATCAACGCAAGCGGGTAATACTATGGGGAACCGTAGGAGCAGTAGCTATTAGATTTGTCAGCGTAGCAATATTAACAAGTTTATTATTGATACCAGGACTTAGACTCATTGGTGGATTGGCATTAATCTATATTGGTTGGAAGTTGGCTTTCCAAGAAGCAGACCATAAAATTAGTGCCAAAGATACATTTTGGTCAGCAGTAGGAACTATTGTAGTAGCCGATGCTGTCATGGGCATTGACAATGCGTTAGGCATTGCGGCTGCCGCCAACGGTGACTTTGGTTTGGTAATCTTTGGATTGTTAGTTAGTGTTCCAATCATTTTGTTTGGATCAACAGTAATAGCCAAAGTATTAGCTCGCTGGCCTAATCTTATCTTTTTAGGTAGCTTTGTATTGTTCCTAGTTGCTATGCAAATGATTCTTAAAGAGCCGTTTATTGACACTTATGTAGATCCATTACATGATTGGATTGAGATGAAACTGCCTTGGTTAGTAGCTATCGTATTGACTGCCAAACAGTATTACAGAGCCCGAATTAAAAAATCAGTGTAGCAAAATTGTAATATTTGTAAAGTAAATAATACAACCGGGTACAAAGATAGAGTACCGCTGGAGCTCGTAACCAGTACCAAAAAGGATCCGAAAGGTCCTTTTTTATTGTAATCTTATTTTTCTTGACTTTTGCTATATACTATGTTACAGTTATATTACAAAAGGAGGATTAGCTATGAAACAAAAGAAATTAATTTCCAAATTGTATCAGGCTTGTCTAGACCACGATGCCAAAAAGGTTAACGAACTCAAGAAAAAAGAGTTTGAAAAAATCTTTAAACATAAGGCCCAAGGCAAAGCATTTGATTCAAAATGGCACGTAGTTACGGTGTAACAAATATGTAATACAGTTTTCTCTGGCATCGCAGTAAATAGTAGTATGCCAGAGAAAACTTACCGTTCGATCTTTATATCAGATGTTCATCTAGGCACTCGCGACTGTCGAGCAGAAGCACTCAATAACTTCCTCAAACACAATACCTGCGAAACACTTTATCTAGTAGGCGATATTATTGACGCTTGGAAGATTCAACAAAACAAATGGCGCTGGAAACAAAGTCACACCAACGTAGTTAGACGTATACTCGGCCACGCTAAACGTGGTACTAGAGTAATCTATGTAGCTGGCAACCACGATGAGTTCCTCCGCCCGCTTATCCCTTACGGTATGGGATTTGGTGCTGTAGAAATAGTAAATCAAACAGAACACATAGGATTAGATGGCCGGCATTATCTAGTCACACACGGCGATCTTTTTGACGGCATTACCCGCTTGGCTCCTTGGCTAAGTTTCTTAGGAGATAAACTCTATGACTTTGTTCTTGACCTTAATAGCCGCTTTAATTGGATACGTCACAGGATGGGCTTTGGTTATTGGAGTTTGTCTAAGTTCCTCAAGCACAAAGTTAAAAAAGCCGCAGACTTTATGTTCCAGTTTGAAAAAAACTTAGCATCATACTGTAAGAAGCGTGGGTTTGACGGTGTAATCTGTGGACATATACATCACGCAGAAATTAAAGATATAGATGGCATCATCTATATGAACGATGGCGACTGGGTAGAGTCAATGACTGCCTTGGTTGAAAATTATAATGGATCCTGGGAGATAGTGACCTGGACCAAGGAGCACGACAATGTGGCTATTAATGATAATAGTAGTGAATATAAACAATCCCGCAGACGTACCGGGAAGACTTAGCATTGAATTTCCGTCCGAACATACTTGTATTCATGCTCAACACAGTATAAAATACTGGTTAAAGTTTGATAACTTCAAGGTCAATTCACAATGTCAAAAACTATCCTCGTCATAACAGATAATGTTCAAAATCAAATTAACGGAGTGGTCACGACTTTCAAAAACTTGGAAGATTATGCTGATGATGCTGGGTATCATATTGTTTATTGTGACCCCGGGCAGTTCCCTTATATTGATTGTCCTGGTTATCCTGAAGTTAAACTCTCGTGGCCTCACGGTATTTCTAAAAAGATTAAGGCGGTACAGCCGGATTATATTCACATCGCCACAGAAGGCCCGGTAGGATTATTTGCTCGCTGGTGGTGTGAACGTAATAACATTCCTTATAACACTTCTTATCATACAGACTTTCCTAAGTTTCTTAAAACTATGTATGGCATTCCTGCCAAGTGGACTTATTGGTATTTGCGTTGGTTTCATAAAAATAGTCATAAGGTGTTGGTAACTACAGAAAGTATTAAACAAGATTTAGAACTACAAGGATTTAAAAATTTAGTAGTATGGACTCGTGGGGTAGATCGAACTATCTTTAACAGTAGATATCGCACAGACATTGTGGGTAATCGTCCTATTTTATTAAATGTTGGCCGTGTTAGCAAAGAAAAAGGATTAGATGATTTTTGTGAGTTAGTGTATCCTGGTGCTACTAAAATTATTGTCGGCGACGGCCCATATCGATCAGAATTACAACACAGATATCCTAATATATTATTTGCTGGAGCAAGAACAGGAATAGATTTAGCTCGTTATTATGCTCAAGCTGATGTATTTGTTTTTCCCAGTCGTTCTGATACTTTTGGTGTAGTTAATATAGAAGCAATGGCTTGTGGCACTCCGGTTGCCGCTTATCCAGTTCCTGGGCCTATTGACATTATTGATGAAGGAATAACAGGAAGTTTGAATAATAACTTAACTTTGGCTATTAGCCGTTGTTTAGCACTTAATCGTGACCAAGTAGAAAATTCCAGCCTAAAATGGACTTGGAGCGAGTGTTGGCGTATTTTTCAAGAAAATCTTGTTCCTATTGTATAAAATAGCATACATCAATCTTCTATTAAACTAAAAATATTCCCGCGAACTTGCGGATGTTTTAGTAAAGGAGTTTTAAGTATTTCAATTAGGTTATTCCTATTTGGATGATCTGCTTGCCATACTGCCATAGCGTTAAATATTTCGTCTGTCAAATGGCCCCATTTTTGTAACAATGTAATTGAAATTTCTGGTTTAGATTTAAAAGTTAACTGCCATTCTAAATAACTTTCAAGCTCTAAGTAATTGTCTTGCTGTAGTATAAAACTAGTTTGCCATTGCTTTAAATTTATAAATTCATTGTTAGCTATCAAATTATCTAACACAGCTAGGTTTTTCTTTAGTCGAGTAAAGTTACCATTTTTCCTAACAATTTTATAAGTGTGTTCTGTAGCGGCATCAACACTAACATTAATTCTTACTATATGCGGCCAAAGAGGTTTAATTTTGTTTAAATTCTCTTCGGTCATTAGTATGCCGTTAGTTATTAAATGTAATCTAATATTTTTGTGCGGATTCTGTGCTAACTCAAGTAAATAGTCCCAATATAACGGACTAGCAAAAGCATCTCCTGATCCAGTTATACGAACTGTAACTACTTGTCCAGCATTTAACAAGTATGCTACTAATTCTTTTGCCTTATTATGAACTTTTACTAATTTTTGACTATCTTGATTTTCTAAATCAAGTGGATCCCAGTATATTAATTCATTGCGACAACTAGGGCATTGTAAGTTACAGCTATCGTCATATGAAAATTTTACAGATGTGGGTCTATTTAACTCAGCATCAAGATTTTCTATTGGAATAATTGGGCTAGGAAATTTTTTATCAGCTAACAGTAAATTCAATGGCGTACAAAAAGTTGTACAATCATCAAATACACTCTTCTTCATGTTATCTTGTATTCGTAATCGTTCAGGATTATTAATTATTTCTTCAACTGTATCAGTTAACAAGTTACCCGTATGAACTGGCAGCCAATCATAACAACAGTTGGTAATCCATCCGCCTTTTAGTATGTCATAATCTTTAAATGGAACTATACAAGCCTTGTTGATTAATTTGTTGATTAGTTGTTTTGGCTTAATAGTGTGTATGTTACGTGACATATTATTTAAACTGTTCAGTTGTTGGGCTAACTTTGCCACACTGAGTAGCGCAACGAATTAACGGATCAAACCCCATCAAGTTTTCAATCTTGTTAAAATATTCAGAAGACATTATTTCTTCTAATGTGTTTACTTTTAAATTTGGTGTCATACCAATTTTATTTGCGTAATCAATTATGTATGAATACGTTGGGTTTCCAGCAGGCATATCCAGCCAGCAGCAAGGTGTTAGGTTACCATTTGCCCCTATATATAAACTGTTTTCTTCTTTGGCTTTACAAGTAATAACAGGCGCAGATTGAATACTATCTACTACATTTTTTCTTATTTCTATGCTACGGTCAGTTGGATATAGTATATGACTAGTAGTTCCTTTTTTAGTTAGTACTACTAATCCGGTATCTTTAAATCTAGCAGAATTTTTAGCTTTAAATTCTCTAAACCCTAGCTCAACACTTAATGCTTCACATTGTTCTACTTGATGCTTGTTATGATCAAATATTAGCATATGCCAATTTGCTGAGCCGCCAGCAGCAATAAATGCTCGAGCATTTTCTATGATCTTATCCCATACCGTGCCAATTCTGTATAAACTATGAGTATCTGCTAGTCCGTCAATGCCAAAAGTAACTCTAACATTTTCTTTGGCAAGGTCTTCCCACCATTGCTTTGATTTTGCGCTTCCGTTAGTGTGTAACTCTAAAAATAGATTAGGGTTGTGTTTTCTTAAATATTGGAAGATTGCTAAGGTATCTTTAGCAACGATAGCATCACCAAGATTACCACATACATATAAAACTGTTAACTGTTTAATAAATTCAGGAGAGATCCATTCTTTAAATTGTTCTATAGTAATCTCATCTTCCACTAGCCAAGGGTTTACTACTCCACCTTGCATATTTCTTGAGCACATAGGACAACTTGCTTGACACTTGCTAGTTATTTCTAAATGTATTCTTTTAATGTCAGATAATTTATACATTACTCAATCCATTTATTAATAATAACATCGGCACCACAAACACATAATCCGTCAATGTTACATTTAACAGGCCCGTTAGGCCAAGTTATTTCTTCAGGGGTATTAATGTTACCTATAATACCATCAACACCGCAATAGGCTTTTTTAACATCACCCTTCCAATCAACATACAAAGACTTTATACCAATCTCGCAGGTATAGTTATTAAAATTAGTCATGCCGCGGCTTATAAAGTAATTTACAGTTGGCTTATACATTATAGTTCCGTCATCAAGATAGTAATCTGACTTAAGGTCTACGGGAAATTTGTAATTTTGTTTATGCGGGTGTGTTCCAACATCAAACCAGTTAAACTGTTCTTCACTATAGTTGCCAACAGGGCCCATAATCCTCACAGCCTCTACAAACACATTATCTAAAGCATAATAATGATTATAAGCTTCTATACACTTATCCCAATGCTTAGGATGCATCATTACTTTTACCATGACAAATGTATTTTTTGCTGACACAGTTACTTTTTCTTCAAAGCCAGGATCAACGAACTCTGAATGCCAAGAAAATAAAATGTAATCGAGATTTTTAGAAATGTCTTCCCAGTATCTAACAGTTTTAGCGGCGTTAGAACTTATGCCTATAGTATGTCCAGCATCTTTAAATAATTGTGCCAGCTCAGGTAAAAAAGGACTTAAACTAGGTTCCCCACCAACCACGCTACAATCTATTGAAGGATAACGTTCAAACAATATCTTAAAGAATCTACGAGCATTCTCCCATTCGTAATGATGATTCTTTCCTGTTTTATAATCTGGCCCGCAATAAGAACAATCGTTAGTGCAAATGTTATTGATTAGCCAAGTTAGTCTAAAAGGAGCATTTTTAGATTGTTCTATTTTTATAATTTTTTTCATATTGTTTAATTATTGATTAGCAAAGTAATTTTTTACTACAGGTAATTCTGAAATTACTTTTGCCAGCTCATCATAGTTTTCAGGTTTTGTAGTTACAACATGAATAGGAGCATCAACAATGCCCAAATCCTCATAATATAAATCCAAATCAAACTGTAATGTAGATTGCTCTAATAGTATTTCGTTTTTTATAATTCTTTCAGCAAGTTTTGACAAATGCTCTGTATCTATATTAATACTGTAATTGTCTACAGATTCAGACTTTCTTTGAAGCCACCTATCAGTAATATGGGCAGTATAAAAACTAGCAATTTGTCCAACTATATCCCTACGTCTTAATCTAATTTTAAAATTGTGCTGATCTAACACCATTTGGTAAAGTACTGACTCTGGTATCGAATCGGGCATAAACTTAACTACAAAATTGATTTTATGATTAGTAACACAATCTTCAAAAACTTCTATTGAATCTGTTCGGCTAACGTGCGGCTCCGATAATCTAATTAAGTTTTCTTTTTTAGCAATGTAATCAGCTAACATAGAAGAGCCAGTTCTATAGTTAGCATAAATTACAACTGGTTTAGTGGTTATGTCAAACATTATGCCATATTTATTAGCTAAATTTTTAGGCAATTTTAAATTATATGCTATTGGATAATCTATTAAATAATAATATCATAAGGAAATAATAATGCCAAATACAAGAGAAAACTTAGAATTAGCGTTTATCGGCGAGTCTAAGGCTCATATGTTGTATCACTATTTTGCTAAGGTTGCCCGTGCTGAAGGATACGAAGATTTAGCCCGTGAATTTGATAAAACTGCTGAACAAGAAACCCAACATGCATATTGTGTTTTGGAAATGATGTATGGTAAGTTATCAACCCGTGGCTGTTTACAAATGGCAGTGGCTGGCGAAACAGAAAAATTTGAGAACTTATATCCTGACTCCTATGCTCAAGCGGTTACTGAATTACAAGAGCTCGAGTCTAGCGGTAATATTACCCCAATTGCTGAACATAAAAAAGCCGTGTTAATTCGGGCTGAAAAATGCTTCAAAGCCTTGACTAAGGTTGAATTACAACATCACACAAAATACCAAAAGATACTCAAAGACTTTACGTAATCGTTGTATATAAACAACAGATTTACCCCATTAAAACCCCGTTAAATGCGGGGTTTTATTTTGGTTGACATTTAATTCCAAAGGCGCTATACTTGCATTATAGTAAACAAAAGGAGAAGTAAATGGCATACATTAATACCGCAGACGTAGCACAAATTCGTAAGGAACTTAAAGAGAAGTTTCCTAAGTTCAAGTTTGGTGTACGCAAAGGCGCAGGCAGCTTGTCAGTGGACGTTACAATTAAAAGTGGTCCAGCAGATTTTGTTGAACCTAGCGGGCGTGGCTACATCCAAGTTAATCAATACCATTTAGGTAACTATGGTCCACATGAAAAGTTTTTGAGCGAGATAGTTAACATTATCAAAACAGCTCCAAGTCGTGGTGAAGGCTTCCACAAAGGTGATGTTTGGTATGACCGCAGTGACGCAATGACAGATTACTTTGATACGGCTTTTTACTTCCATATCAATGTTGGTAGCTGGAACAAACCTTATGTAAGGACAAAATAATGAGTAACCCAATACCACGCAGTGGACTATTTGTTACCCCAGAAAGTTTTGAAGAACTAATGGAAATGACTCAAAATTGTACTGGTGACGACAAAGAGCGTAGATTAGTTTTCCTAGGCGCTATGATGGCATTGAATTTGGCACACAAATTAATTGAAGAACAGAAAGAGGTAGCATAATGACACAAGTTAAGGAAAAGAAGTTAACTGATGCTGAATTGGACAAAAAGGAATACGCCCAGTTTGAACGTGAATATAAAGATTGGTGTGAAAAGTATGACATCAATTATGTTATTGAACAAGAAGAGGAAGATGACAATGTTTAACTTTTTGGTAGGCGTAGTTTTTGGTATTATTATCAGCACAATCGGGCTTAGTGGTATAGCTAACATGGTGGATCGAGGTGTTCAATCAACCAAAACGGTTATACAGGAACAAGCAAAATAGCCCAAAAGAACTAAAATGGTTGACATTTTAATCAATATCAGCTATAATAGTAGTGTAGTATGTAGTAAAAGTAGTTTAAATCAACTTAACAGGCAACATAGAAAGGCATCAAATGAAACAAGAGAATTTATTTACAGTAGCAGGTACTTCTAACCTCAACGGTGAAGTTAAAGTACGTTTTGCCAATGATTTGGTATCACGTATTAAGACACTACATCGTGGTGGTCATACAGAAGTTAATCTCATTGAGCTACCAAAGCCAATGACAAAATTGGAGGCTTTACAGCATCTCCAATCAGTAGGCATCACACAAGGTGACGCTGGTTACGCAGTAGCGGCTAAAGTAGCTGAGAAGTCTAAACTTGCCAAAAAAGGCGAAGTTAAAGTTAAGGCAACTTCAGTTAAGGCTGTTGCTAAAGCTGGTCAAGCCCAAGCAGTTTAATATTGGGGGCTTCGGCCCCCAATTAACTTCGGAAACTAAAAATGGCAATTAAAAATACTTACTTAGACATACGCTACGAAATGGGTAATGCTAACACTACGGCAAATATCAACCCAAAGTTGGCTCAACTAAAAGCAGAAGGCTATAATACTGTTACCATGGCTGCTCAAGTTTCTGTTAACGCAAAAACTGGCGGCATTGACACAGCAGGTCATCCACTACCAAAAGACTTTTGGGCTATGGTGGACTATGCTAAAAGCATTGGACTCAAAGTTTACATTAAAGCAGGTGTTGATATTGGTATTAACCCAGACGGTTCTGTAAACGGTGGAGATCCAAACTTCCAAGTTAGCTCACCGTTAGGCGCAGGTGTTACTCCAGCACAAGTTTGGTCTAACGTAGCGGCTTACGAAAAGACATTGGCGGCAGAAGCACAAGCTCATAAGGTTGACGGCTTTTATGTTGGTAGTAATAACTTAGGTTTTGACACAGGCGCCAACGCTCAAACATACTTTGGTCCTGTAATTGCCGCAGTTAAATCTGCTTATACAGGTCCTGTAGGCTATCAAGCAATTTACAATAACGCTGTATTTGGTATGGTTAATATTGTAGACTTTGAAGTTAGACCTAACATTGGCGCTGGAACAAGTGTAGCACAAATTGAAGCTGGTTGGAATGCTACAGGCTATTCACAACTGTTAAAGAACATGGCTGGCGCTTATAGCAACAAAACGTTCTTAGCACATTACGCAGATGAAGCACAAGCTGGTGTGGGTTCAGGACCGTCGGCTTGGCAAACGTTTATGACTAACCCAGGCGCACTTAATAACATACAACCAAACTATCAAGAGCAAGTAATGGCTTATCAAGCATTTGTTAACGTAGCTAAAGCGGCTGGTGTTACTGGTGTTACTATTGGCGAATACGATCCTTGGTATGTTACTGCCGGCCCAGGATTTCAGCAAGCGGCAAAGCTAGGTGTAGATCTTTGGTCAAGCCCAGTTGAAGCACAAATTGCTCAAACACTTAACGCACTTTAATAGAAAAATATCATGCTTAAAAATACACAAAACGAAATCCTACAAACACTATATAAATTCAAAAAAGTGTTTTATTCAATTGGCATTTTTACAGCCGTTATTAACATTCTAATGTTAGTTCCGTCAATGTATATGATGGAAGTTTACGATAGAGTGTTGGCAAGTCACAATCAATATACCTTGATTATGCTTACTGTAATGGCCGCAGGACTATATGGTCTTACTTCTGTTATTGAGTATTTCCGTAGCATGGTAGTACTACGTATTGGTGCTAAGATAGATGCTGAGTTAAACAAGCGAGTTTACACAGCATCATTTGAACAGAACTTAACTAGAGATGGAATGAACGCAGGACAAGCACTAACAGACTTAAACACTATTAGACAGTTTGTAACTGGCGCAGGCGTCTTTGCTTTCTTCGATGCTCCTTGGTTCCCAATTTATCTTGCTATTATTTTTATGTTTAATCCGTGGCTTGGTGTGTTTGCTTTAGTAAGCACAGTATTATTAGTATCCTTAGCTTGGCTTAACGAGTTAGTGTCAAACAAAGCATTAGCTGAGTCTAATACTGCCGCAGTTAAATCATCTAACTTAGCTGGCAACACATTGCGTAACGCAGAAGTTATTGACGCTATGGGTATGCTACCTAATATGCGTACACGTTGGTATGCCGAACACAGTAAGTTTTTGGATTTATATCAGTCAGCTACACAACGAGCACACAAGATTACAGCGGCTACTAAATTTGTTCGTACAGCGGCACAGAGTTTAATCCTTGGTGTAGCGGCATGGCTAGTACTTAAAGGCGAAGTAACAGCAGGTATGATGATTGCGGCTAGTATTTTGTTAGGACGTACACTTGCTCCAGTAGAACAAGTAATTAGCGTATGGCGTCAGTGGGCTGGCGTAGTTAGTGCGTATAAACGACTAGACACATTGCTTACTAATAACCCAGTACGTGCTTCGAATATGTCGTTGCCCAAGCCGGTAGGTTGCCTTAGTGTAGAAAATGTAAGTTCAGGACCAGCAGGCTCAACTGTTGCTGTAATTAAGAACTTAAACTTTGGTATTAACACAGGTGATTGTTTAGGTATTGTTGGACAGTCAGGCGCAGGTAAATCTACACTAGCTAGATTGTTAGTGGGCATTGGATCTCCGTTGTTTGGTACAGTTAGACTAGATGGCGCAGACATTAGCAAATGGAATAAGGATGAGTTAGGTCCACATATTGGTTACTTGCCACAAGACATTGAATTGTTTGCTGGTACTATTAGTGAAAACATTGCTAGGTTTGGTAGTATTGATCCCGAAGCAGTAGTTAAAGCCGCTACACTAGCCGGTGTACACGATATGATCTTACGTATGCCTAACGGGTATGATACACAAATTGGTGTAGATGGTAGCGGGTTATCGGGCGGTGAGAAACAACGTGTAGGTTTAGCTCGTGCGCTTTACAATGATCCGTCATTAGTAGTATTAGACGAACCTAATTCAAACTTAGACCAAGTAGGTGAGTCGGCATTGGCACAAGCATTACGACAACTACGATTGAATGGAACTACAGTAATATTAATTACACATCGTCCAGAAATTATTCAAGAAACTACACAGTTAATGGTCTTACACGGTGGCTTTATGACAGCGTTTGGTCCTACAGAAAAAGTATTATCCGAGATTATGAATTTAAACAAAGTAGCACAACCAAGCGAGTAATATTATGTTAAAGACAGAAACTAAAAATTGGTTCAAACACAAATTTAATGTGGTAACTGATACTACAGATAAACAGGATGTGGAGCGTGACGAAGTACACTATGCTCGAGCAGGAATGTTAATTGTTACTGTTGGGTTCGGTGGCTTTATGTTGTGGGCTAGTATTGCTCCTTTAGATAAAGGTATTCCATCCCAAGGCACAGTTATTACAGACGGGCATCGTCAAACTATCCAAACAGCACAGGGTGGCATTGTTAAAGATATCCTAGTTAAAGATGGTGATAAAGTTCAAGCTGGACAAGTATTAGCAGTAATGAACGCTACACAGCAGTCAGCACAGAATACAGCACTACGTGAATCTATTGCTAGTAAACAACGTCAACTAGCACTAATCAAGGAACAGTTAGAAGGCTATCGTGAACTTGCTCGAGATGGTTATATGTCACGCAACAAGTTAATTGACGCAGAGCGTAACTACTCACAAGTTAGTTCAGCACTAGCCGAAGACCAAGCTAGGTTACCAGCAAGTAATTTTGATTTAGCCAACGCAGAACTTAAAGCACCAGTTGACGGTACTGTAGCTAACTTAGAAGTATATCAAAAAGGAGCAGTTATTCAAGCAGGTACTAAGGTAATGGAAATTGTTCCGCAGAATATGCCGTTGGTAATTGAAGCACACATTCAACCTACTATGATTGATAAGGTACACAAAGGTCTTCCAGTTGAAGTAATGTTTCCAGCATTTAATCAGCAAACTACTCCTAAGATTCCAGCTACAGTTAGACTTGTAGCGGCTAACACTACACAGGATCCAAAGACAGGACAAGGATTCTACAAAGTACAAGTTGAAGTTACTGAAAAAGGTAAGAAGTTGTTGGCAGACAATCAAATCCGTCCAGGTATGCCAGCAGAAGTATTTGTTGTAACTGGTGAACGTACACTTATGTCTTATTTGTTTAAACCTGTATTAGATAGAGCACACTCTGCTCTGAGAGAAGAATAATGAAAAAGTCTTTATTAACTATTGCCGCTGTTGCTACACTAGCATTACCTGGCACTAGCCAAGCATTGGATTTAATGCAAGCATATGACTTAGCACTAACTAATGATCCCTCTTATCGCGCCGCTACTAAAGAGTTTGAAGCAGGCGATGCTAATAGGATTATTGGACGCTCAGGATTATTACCTCAATTAAGTGCTAACTATACTAATGCTAATAATTCTAGTAAGATTAATCAACCTAACACAGGTATCTTTACACAGAACTATCCAAGTAATAACGGCACAATTCAAATTACACAAGCATTGATTAACTTACAAGCATGGGCTAGTGCCAAACAAGGATACGCACAAGCTGACGTAGCCAAGGCTAAGTTAGTATACAACTCACAGGACTTGTTAATCCGCACACTACAGTCTTATACCGAAGTGTTAAACTATCAAGATCAAATTGAATATTTGACAACACAACGTAATGCGTTTAAAGAACAGTTAACTATTAATGAACGCAGACTTAAAGCTGGTGATGGTACTGTTACTGATGTTTTGGAAACTCGTGCGCAATATGAATTAGCTGAAGTACAGTTAATTGAAGCTAAGGATAACTTGGCCAATACTAAACGTAGGTTAGAAGCTATGACTGGAGTTACAATTAATTCTGCGGCAGATATTAAAAAGTTATCCAAGTCGTTTAAGGTAGCCAACGTATTGCCAGCACAATTTGATGAATGGAAGGAAAGTGCGTTGTCTAATAACGCAGAGATCCAAGCAACTAAACATTCCGAAGAAGTAGCACATCAAGAGTATAAGAAACAGTTAACTAATAATGCTCCAACATTAAATGCCGTAGCTAGTTGGAACCAACAAAACTCTGCTTATACCTCAACTATTAGTCAACAGTCCAATACAAGTATGATTGGTATACAAGCTACTTGGGTATTGTCTAACGGTGGACAAACAATAGGATTAATGAAACAATCTTTGGCTAACTGGGAAAAAGCACAAGCTGATACAGAAGTAGTACAAAATCGTATTGTAACTGAATTACGTAAACAATATGACTCCGTAGTATCCAGTAAACAAAAGGTAGCAAGTTTGGAACGTGCTGTTGAATCCGCTACTGAACTTACCAAGGCAATGCGTAAAAGTGTACAGGCCGGCGAACGTATTTCGGTTGACGTATTATTAGCGGATAAAACCCGTGCTAACGCTGAAAAAGATTTAGCACAAGCCAAGTATGCTTATCTAGCCGCAGTACTTAAATTAAAGCAATTAGCAGGTAATTTAACTGTACAGGACTTAGAACAAGTAGCTGGCAACTTTGAGCGTGATCCAAATGCTCCAAAAGCAACAACGCCAGTGCCACAACAAGTAGCTAACAATGCTACAGTTACAGTACATAAACTAGTACTTCCAGATTTATTAGTTAAATAATATCTTTTGGAATATGTTTAAATATACTATAATTAATATCTAGGACTACAATGAAAAGATTTTTACCTATCAATATAATAATTAGTTTAGCTACTGTCTTATTAACAGCTTGTGGTGGTGGCGATTCCTCAAGCTCATCATCTAACTCAACTCCAGCTTCAACAGTTAGCCTAACAACACCAGCAGGAACATCCTGCCTAAATAACACCAATAGTCCAGATGTATTTGGAAATACAAACTATAGAGTCTCACACGCAATTAATGCCGCAACATGGGGTTGTATGTTAGTAAATAAATCTGATGGGCAACCAGTTTATGATGGCAATCAGTCTGTACGTTTTGAAATTAGACCAGGTGACTGTAACGCCAGCAGTTCATTTAATGACTGTGTAAATGATCGTAGTCGTTGGGAATTAATGTCAAATGGCACTCAAGATAATTCCACTCAAGGTCAAATTATCACTTATCAATATTATGTTTATGTGCCCGCACAGCCATTGCTACGCCCTGCTACCCGCGCAGGCGCTCCCAATACTGTTCAGACAGTACTTACACAACTGAATTGGTTCAGCAGAACTAGGGCTGACCACTCAATTTTGGTAGGACTTTATGTGGATGATGCCGGCGGGTTTTTTGTCCGAACTAATAAAGACTTTGGCTATATACCTAGCCAAGAGGCTGTTATTGATAGCAATCCATACAATAAGTGGATTAAAATGACCTATGTCATAAAGTCAACCACTGCTGCTGATGGCTACATCAAGGTATATGCCAATGATAGGTTATTAATTAATGAGACTAGAGCCACTTTACCTGACTTAAATTCAACTACTTTATTAAAAATAGGATTTTATAATTCATTCTTATCTTCTTCTGCCCAGTCATGGCAAACGCAAGTGGCTTACTTTGATGGTATCAGCACTTCGGTGACTAATTTTTAATTAAGTAAATTTTTATATTTGGGTTTACTTGACTAATTAAATGTATAATGGATCCAACCGACGAGAACCTAGAAGAAACCGTTAAGATATTAATAATGGAACTGCTAATGGTATTGTATAGATACAATATCAAAGAAATCCATTTAGGTGCGCTAATGCGATTAATAGGCGTATCAGACGAAGTAGCCAGTGAGTCCGATTTAGAACGTATGTTACTAGATGAAAAATTTAGTAAATATATGGAGACTATGGTTACAATGTCGTCAAGTGATGACTCCGATCATACATTACACTAAAACTTAATGACTTTACCTGTTTGGAAGAACGGTGTTTCCTTATACACCGTAATTTATCGATGCGATGACGCAAAACATCATTTTACCAAATGGATGTCTACGTCGCGTTCAATTCAAGCCAAAATAGAAGAAAACAAACTACACATTTACGATCATAACACACTAAGCCTATTCATATTAAATTGGGCGAATAGTTGGGATAACATACTTATTTGGGACTGTTATGCCAAAAGGCACGTTTATTTCTAACAAAAATTTGACATCCTAGTTAATTCGTGTATAATTAAGTATGTCTTAGGACACTAATTATAAAGGAAATAACAATGTCACAACATGACGCACTTAAAGCAGCATTTGAAACTTACTTAGAAGAAAACGAAAAGTTCACAGGTAAAGGTGTAAAAGCCGCGGCCGCTAGAGCTAGAAAAGCATTACAGGAAATTGCTAAAGGTTGTAAGGCACGTCGTGCTGAAATTACAGTAGAAAAAGAAGCGTTGTCAGCAAAGTAATATGACACGTTATAGCTCAATAACTACAATCGTCGAGGATCCAGATCACCCAGGTGAGATGTTACTGCTCCTCGGCGATGAGCTATGTGAACACATGGCGTGGCAAGAAGGCGATGTGTTGGACTGGAAAGATAACGGAGACGGCACATGGACATTACGAAAGAAAAAGACACAGAAACTGTGATAACAGACGATCCAGGTTACTATACAGGCACTATCTCCGCTGGACCATTGCCAGCGATAAAGTCTACATCACTACATCCTACCTACGGAGCAGTTCCTCCTAACAACGCAGGCACAGGCACAGTGATTATTAGCAGTCCAGATGCTACAGCTACTTACACACCAACATCACTTACAGTTACGCCTAAGTATGCCAACACAACTATCTCCTCCAATGGTCTTAGTACTGGCACTGGATATACATACAACCTTGGCACTGGTGGAGGAGGAAGTCCTTGGGCCACCAATACTACCCTAACCGGTGGTAAATTACACCTCGAAGGTGAAGGCGCTGATATTGATATCAACGGCAAAAGTTTAACAGCTACACTTGAAGCATTAGAAGAAAGATTAAACATATTAACTCCTAATCCTAAATTGGAAGAGGAATGGAAAGAATTAAAAACATTAGGCAATAAGTATCGCAAGTTAGAAAAAGAATTAAAAGAAAAAGCTAAAATGTGGGCGGCATTGAAGAAATAGTAGCATATAACTACAAAACATACCAAAAAGGCTTGCTTTTTTAACCCACTTGTAGTAAAATTAGTAAGTATATATGCAGTAGCGAACACCGGACGGGCTTGTGCCGGGATACAAATGTAAGTCACGCACCGGACAATGAAGTTGTTGTCCGATTCGAAAAGGATCTTCGGAAAATCCTTTCGTTGACAATATGGTATCGCGTATAGAATTTTATATGTGAAAGAGTAAATGCCAAAGAAGGCCGAGGTCTCACACCTACACTCACCACCATTGTCAATGCGCTCATCCTGAGCATTCGCTGGATCGGCACAGTATTGCTGTAGAGGAACGACAATGAAAAGTATCTTATTATCGTTAATATTAGCAACAAGTATTACCGCAGTACAAGCAGCAGAAGTAAAGCAAGAAGCGATTGTGTTAGCAGACAACACAACATTTAGCAGTCAAGTAGTAGGACAAGCTACAAGTTTTGTAGAGCGTACTGTTAACTTAATTGCCACTCCATTCCTTTCAGACAAGGACATTGAGTGTTTAGCCCGTAATATATTTTACGAGTCAGGTGGGGAACCCACCGAAGGTAAGATTGCCGTAGGCATTGTTACAATTAACCGCGCACAAGATCCGCGCTTTGGTCGAAGTGTTTGCGAAGTAGTCAAAGCCCGCACAGTTGTAGCCAAGAGCCGCGAAGTTAAAAAAGCAGAAATAGTTAAAGTAGGATACTTTGGCCCTCCAGAAAAAATAGTCACAACTTACACAGTGGTTGAACAAATTCCAGTATGTCAATTTAGTTGGGTATGTGCTGGATATGCTCGTCAACCTAAACCCACAGACGAACGTTGGGTAGAAAGTCGTGCGATTGCCCAAAAGTTAGCCGACGGCGAATATCCAGAATATCATTCCAAATATGGAACAGCCTTGTTCTTCCATTCTACTGGAGTGCGTCCAATATGGGCTAAAACCAAGCGCATTATAGCCAAAACTGGGCACCATATTTTCTACGAATAGGTTGACTTTTAATTCGCTTTTTGCTATAATAGTAGTATGAGTAAAAACTTAGGACTACTATAATGGCATTTCACTTGGAAGGCCCGTGGCTATCTACTACGGGCAAAGTAAAAGGTAAACGTAAGTGGGTAAGCTCAGAAGCTAAGAAACTAGCACAAAAACGGCAAGCTGAATGGGATCGCAAGCTGGTACAGTTTGACAAGATGGCTCCTAAGTTTAGCACAGGTCCTTATAATGCTCCTCGCAAAACTATGGCAGATGTTATGCCCAAAACTCCTCCTGGCAGAGAAACTCCTCGAGTTGAATCCCAGGACACAGGATGGGTTCCTTGCGTTAAGGTCAAAGATAACGAATATACAGGTACTAAAGTCAAAGGTGTAGGCACAATGCACAAGTCAAATGCGGTGCCTATTTTCTCAGATGATGAAGCTAAAGATATCAGTTCTATGCGTAGATAACCATAAGTAATATTAATGAGTAAAGACAATATTATTAAAATGGACGGTGTAATCACTGAGGTATTACGCAACACTAACTATAGAGTTAAACTAGACAACATGGAAACTCCAATACTGGCTACCCTATCCGGCAAGATGCGTATGAATAACATCAAAGTATTAGAGGGCGATGTAGTAGAATTAGAGCTCAGCCCATATGATTTGACTCGCGGCCGTATTAGTCGCCGCCGCTAAATATTACTATGAACACAACAATCCGCGAAACAATTGACATCGTAGAAGCAAGCACAGTTCCAGCTAAACTGGAAACTACACCATTGCCTTATACTCACAAGGACTTAGAGCCAGTTATGTCTGCGGCTACAATAGAATACCATTTTGAGCATTTAGCTAAAGGATACGCTAAACGCTATAATGCAGGTGAAGGCGATCCAAAGTTTAACCGCGCTGGTAGTTTTTTACATAACAAGTTTTTTCCACAGTTACAAGCACCCAAAGGTGCTAATAAGCCCAAGGGTGCTGTATTAGAATTAATTGAAAGTAACTTTAAAACTTATGAAGACTTTAAAGAAGAATTTAAAAAAGTGGCCATGGCTATCCAGGGATCGGGCTGGGTATATCTTAGCACACAGGGCACGATTAAAACAATCCCGAATCATCAGGTTAGGACGGATATCTGTGTACTCGTTGATTTTTGGGAGCATGCATGGGCGTTAGACTACGAGTGGGACAAAGAAAAATATCTAGATAATATCTGGAAGATTATTAACTGGAACGTATGTTCTGAACGGATCTAATATGATTACTATAACCGAATCTGCAAGTGCTAAAATTAAAGACATTATAGCAGAAGAAAACAACCCAAATATTAAGCTTCGTGTATTCGTACAAGGCGGTGGTTGTTCAGGTATGCAAACAGGCTTTACATTAGACGATACTCAAGCAGAGGATGACTGGGATTTTGAAGTAAATGGCGTTCATGTACTTGTAGATTCTATGAGTGGCGGGTATTTACAGGGTTCTACAGTAGATTATGCTGAAGATATTCACGGCGCATCATTCAAAATTACCGGTATGGAAGCTAAAACAACCTGCGGTTGCGGCTCTTCGTTTTCCCCGTTTTAATCCCAAAACCTTAGACATATCCATTTAGCTAAATAGTATTAGCTAAAGAGGATAGGTATGTCTCCAGATATTATTAACGTAGGTTCTTCTCCCAACGATGGGCAAGGCGACCCAATACGCACAGCATTTATTAAAACTAATGCTAATTTCAGCACATTATTTGCGTTACCAAACCCAACACCGCCGGCTACACTAGTAGGTAAAGCTGGCGATGTACCTGGAATGTATGCTTACAATTCCAATTATTTTTACTATTGTTTTGGAACTTGGAATGGTAGTAGCACTATCTGGGCACAAGTTTCACAAATAAACTCTGTATCAGTTAACAAAATCAACAACGGCACAAGTAATGTAAGTATTGCTGGTGCTAATGCCAATGTAACAATTACTGTAAATTCTATAGCTAACCTTGCCACATTTAGCACTCTTGGATTATCTGTAAACGGCAACATCACTGGCAACTACTATATCGGTAACGGCAGTCAGTTAACTGGCATTATTGCGAATTATGGCAATGCTAACGTATCAGCATTTTTACCAACTTATTCTGGAAACCTTGGCGCAATTACCGCTGTTGGTAATGTAAATACCGTAAGTTTCTTTGTTGGTGATGGTAGTCAATTATCAAATATCACAGCCGCTAATATTGTTGGCGCTTATAGTAATTCTAACGTAGCAAATTATTTGCCAACATTTTCAGGCAACATTAGTGGTGGCAACATTTTAATCACTGGGATTGTTAGTGCCTCTGGCAATATTCTTGGCGGCAACATTAATACTGTAGGTAACGTAACAGCTAATTATTTCTTAGGTGACGGTAGTCAATTAACTAATTTACCTACTGGTAATTATGGTAATGCTAATGTAGCAGACTACTTGCCAACATACACAGGTAATATTACAGCAAACATTGTTAGTGCTACAGGTAATGTAAGTGCTAATTATTTCTTAGGTGACGGTAGTCAATTAACTAATTTACCTACTGGTAATTATGGTAATGCTAATGTAGCAGACTACTTGCCAACATACACAGGTAACATTACTGCTAACATCATAAGCACTACTGGCAACATTACTACCGCTGGTTACTTTGTGGGTAACTTTGCTGGAAACATTTCAGGTAACTTAGTTGTTCCTGGTGCCAATACACAAGTATTATATAATGACAACGGCAACGCTGGAGCATCTGCTGGTTTAACATTTGACTCTGCTTCTAACGTATTAGCATCAACAGGCAACATTAGTACTACTGGTAACGTAATTGCTGTTAGTGTGTATACTTCAAGTGTTGTTAGTGCTGGTGGTAATGTACGCGGTAGCAACTTTAATACTACAGGTAATGTATCCGCGACTGGCAATGTATATGGCGATTATTTTGTTGGTAATATAACAGGTAGTGTAGCTAATGCTGTATTTGCTAATACAGCTAATATAGCTTATTCAGTTAGTGGGGCTAATGTAACAGGCAACGTAGCCAACGCTACTTTTGCTACTACTTCAGGTAGCTCAACTACAGCGGCTACTGTTACTACTAACGCACAACCTAACATCACATCTGTTGGCACATTGACCTCATTAAGTGTTACTGGTAATGTTACAGCAAACAACATTATAGCAAACTCATTTGTAACATCAAATGGTTTCTTTAAACTACCTAGTTATACCACAATACAAATTGGTGCGCTAACTGGAATGACCGGTGGCGAAATGGTTTATGATTCAGATTTACAAATAGTACAAGCGTATCAGTTAAATCCAGCTACAAGCACTATGGGCTGGGTAAGCTGGACAGTAGCTGTGTACCAGTAATGGAGTAATTAATGTCAGCACAACCTATATGGATTACACCACCAGGTCCATTACAAGGTCCTATACCAGAAGGTACATACTTTCAAGTACCGCTTCAAGTATCCGACACGGCTACATTAGATATAACAAGCATTTTAGGCACAGGAGTAGCAGTAACAGTAGGGTTTGCTCCGCAGCCAAGTAAGCCTTGGCAAGTAGGTGACACAGTTATATTAGCTAATGTAACTCCAACAAGTTACAACGGTAACTATACAGTTACAAGTAGTACAACTAGCCAAGTAACATTTAATAGTAATAATACAAGTGCTTGGTCAGTAGGTACTGGCACAGTAGCAAGTGTACCTAGTACAGTTTTCTTTGAAGTAGTCGCAGGAACATTACCACCTGGCGTAGAATGTACATCCAGCGGCGTTGTACAAGGCGTGCCGTCTATTCCAAACCCAGCAAGCTCTGCTCCTCTTGATGCTATTGGCGGATTTGGTAACGGCTCTACTGTAACCTTACGCTTTGCTGAACAACCAACTCCACCATATCCATTGGGCTATGTAATATCTGTTACAGGCGTTAACCCACAAAATTTTAACGGAACTTATTTTATTGTAGTAGCTTGTTCAACTACCAGTGTTAGCTATGTTAGCTCTGCTACTGGCACTTACGTAGGTGGCGGTCAAATAGCTAGTGGACTAGACATTGACTCTACTAGTAAATTTGCTATTAGAGCATATACTACAAAAACTATTGGCAACACACAAGTAGTTAATCGCTTTGCTGACAGCACGTTTACATTAACTGTTGAAGGACAAAACTTACCAGGTTGGATTACCCCTGCTGGACAAATTGGACAATATTGGGACGGTGAATTACTTGAACCAGGTATACAGTTATTGTACACTAACGATAACTTAACTGGAATACCTCCCGCTATTAGTTTAATATCCGGATCATTGCCACCTGGTATTACAGTAAGTGATACAGGATTAATATCTGGGTTTATAGGTATTGATCCAGATATTACAGCAGTACCAGGATTTAGTAGAAACGGTCAAGGGTTTGATGAGTATCCATTTGACTTTAGTGTACAAGCAGTTAGTGCCAACTATGAATTTACACTGCAAGTTACTGATGGTCGTACTTCTTCACAACGTACATTCTCAATGTATGTTTGGGCAACTAGCGTATTCAATGCCTCAACTACATTAATTACAGTTGACGATACTTACTTAACAGCTTCTATATCTACTGTTACTATCCCTGTGGTTAACAATCCACAAGGTAGTATTGGAACTGCGTCAAGTGATACATTCTTTGCGTATCGGTTTACTGGTCAAGATATTAATGGCAATCAAATTGCGTTCCTTGGAACATTCTTGCCACCAGGATTGTCACTTAACCCTATTACAGGTTGGCTATATGGTTACTTGCCACAAATTGGATTAACAGAAAACATATACAACTTTATTGTTCAAGCCTACGTTTATGGACAACCTTCTATTGTCAGCGACCCATACCAATATAGTCTAACGGTAACAGGCCCAATATCTAGTTCAGTAACTTGGATTACACCTTCTAACTTAGGCAGTATTATTAACGGGTCTACTAGTACATTGTATGTCCAAGCTACGACTACAGCTAGGTTAGTGTTACAATATCGTTTGGCTTCAGGATCTTATTCCTTATTACCTCAAGGATTAACTTTAGAACCATCGGGTAATATTGTTGGTCGAGTAAGTTTTAATACTTTTGCTGTAGACGGTGGAACAACTACATTTGATAGACGCGATTATCCATTTGCATTGTCTGTTGAAACTACATTTGATCTTACATTCACATTTGTAGTTAACGCTTATACTGAAGATGGCTTTATCAGCGTATTCCAAACATTTACTATTAACTTAGTTAGATTGTATAACAAGCCTTATTATAACTTGTACATACAATGTATGCCTCCGCAAGCTAATCGTGATTTGATTAGTTCCTTGTTAGAAAATACAAATATATTTCCGCCAGCACTATTATATCGTCCAGACGACTTTAACTTTAGTGTAAGTAGTAATGTAATATATCATCACGCTTATGGACTTGACGCAGTTGTATTGGATGATTATGTTGAGGCATTACAACTCAATCACTATTGGAAAAATTTAACGCTGGGTCAAATCAAAACAGCACAGGCTGTTGACCCATTAACTAATGAAGTTATATACGAAGTAGTCTATAGTGAAATTGTAGATACTATGGTTAATAACGATGATGTACCTGCTGATAAAGAAGTTGTATTAGCTTATCCACTGGCTGCTAACACTCCAGATGAAATTGATGTAGTATTCCCTAATCCACTAGATCAAATGCGTAATCAAGTTATTGACGTAGTTGGTCAAGAAAGCAAAATACTTCCGCTATGGATGCAGTCAGTACAAGCTGATGGACAAGTACTAGGATTTACTCGTGCTTGGGTAATAGCATATACTAACCCAAATGAATCTGGACAAATAGCATATAATATTGCTACACAATTTAACGGTGAACTTAATACTATAGACTTTACAGCCGATCGTTATGAACTTGATAACGGGTTAACTGTTAACTGGGATGCCGCTGATCAACATTGGATTCCAAGTCCACCACTATCAACTACATTTGACATTAACTATCACTATAATGTTTATATTGACAACGGCGGATTAGGTTATACTGTAGGTGATATTATTACTATACCTGGAACTGTATTTGGTGGAGTAAGTCCTATTAATGATTGTATTATGAAAGTAGATACTGTATCTAATACTGGTGTTATTCTCAATGCTTTCTTTGCTGGCACAGCCACTATATTAATGGCTGATCAAACTTATGATGCTTTAACTGGTACAGGCGGAACAGGCTCAGGAGCACTTTGGGATATTATAGTTGTACCAGGGTTAAATGCTCCAGATGTAACTAGAACTGATTGGGCTAATGATAGTAGAGCTCTTGTAGTTTGGACTAATGATACTAACACAATTACTGCTTGGACTAACGGAACCCCAACTATATTTGATACTAGATTTGACGGTGGAAGCCTTACATTTAACGATCCTGCTGATATCTACACTAATACTGATGCTTATAACAAGTACTTGATGTTCCCTAAATCCAATATTATTACTGATATTCCTCCAGAATATCCTGTGAAAGTTTAATAATAAATACAAAGAACATGAAGCTTAATAATTTAGGATAAAAATGACTGTACCATATACCTTTGCCAATCAAATTGGTCCCATACCGTTGCTGGAACTTGACCAGAATTTTGCCGCTATCAGCGCCGGTGTAGACACCGCTGTTACTGTTACAGGTAACGCACAGCCTAATATTACTTCAGTCGGCACACTAAACAGTTTAACATTAGATTCTACGTTTATTTGTTTAGGCCGTGATGCCGGAGGTCCTATTGGTGGCAATGTATTCACTGTGGCCATTGGCGCTTTTGCTGGTAATAATGATCAAGGTGCTAATAGCGTTGCTGTTGGCCGTAATGCTGGCAGAACAACACAAGGATCAGATTGTGTAGCTATTGGCACTAGTGCTGGACAAACAAATCAATTTTTTGGTGCTGTTGCTGTTGGATATCAAGCAGGTAATAATAGTCAGTTTAGTAATGCTGTTGCTGTAGGGCGTTCAGCAGGATTTACAAATCAAAGCACAGGGGCTGTTGCTCTTGGTTTCCAAGCTGGTAGAGACACACAAGGAACACGGGCCATAGCTATTGGCGCTAACGCTGGACAAACAAATCAAAGTGGTAACTCCATTGCTATAGGTGCTAACGCTGGCAATCCATCTATTGCTCCAAATTCTATTTGTATTAATGGAACATCAGCTAACTTATCGGCTCCAACAGCCAATGCTCTTTATATAGCACCCATTAGAAACGATAATGCTAATATAGCTACATCATTGTATTATAATACTTCAACAAAAGAAGTAACTTATGCCCCAACTGGCGCTAGTTCAACTCTTAGCAATGGTAATAGTAGTGTATCTATTCCTACAGCAAATGGGAATGTTGACATAACAGTTAATGGCAATACAATTAGTACATTTAGTTCTACTGGATTATCTACGGTAGGTAACGTTAATGCTACAGATATGACAGTGGCCAACACCGTTACAGCTACAACATTTATTGGTACATTCCAAGGTAATATTTCAGGTAATTTAGTTGTGCCAGGTGCTAATACTTGGGTATTGTTTAATAATAATGGCAACGCTGGATCTGATATTAACTTTAGATATGACTCAGCTACTGATGCTCTGTTAGCAGGAAATAGTGTAACTTCTTCTTTCTTTATTGGCGACGGAAGTTTATTGACTAACTTACCTGTTGGTAACTATGGTAATGCTAACGTAGCTAATTACTTGCCAACTTTTTCAGGCAACGTTGGTGCCGGTAATGTTAACGCTATCTACTTGTATGGTGACGGTAGTAATGTTACCAACTTGCCTGCTGGCAACTATAGTAATTCCAACGTAGCCAGTTACCTAGTAACATACGGCGGAAACATTCAAGTATCTAATATTACTAACACTGGCGGTAATGCTGTGGGCAATATTGGTAATTCGTCTGCTTATTTTAATACAGCATTTGTGCAAGCTACAACAGCACTATACGCTGACTTAGCAGAAATGTACGCCGCGGATCAACATTATGTTTCAGGTACTATACTTGAAATTGGCGGACAACAAGAAGTACAAGCTACAACTAGTTTAGAATCAACTGCCATTGCTGGAGTAGTTTCAACTAACCCAAGTTATACAATGAACTCAGGAATTAGTGCTGATTTCCCTGTAACAGTAGCATTATTAGGACGTGTTCCAACTAGAGTTGTTGGAACAATCAAAAAAGGACAAATTTTGGTATCTTCAGCAATACCGGGAGTCGCAACCGCAGGGGTAATAGTACCCCAAGGATCAGTAGTAGGAAAAGCACTACAGGATTATGACTCCCAGGAAGAAGGTATTATAGAAGTATTGGTGGGTAGAATTTAATTTAATATACCCAAAAAATAGCTAAATAACATCATATTCAAGGATAATAGCAATGACAAGTCAGATTAACCCAAATAACATTAACGGTGCTTACCCAGTCGCTGGGCAAGATAATAATTCGCAAGGATTCCGTGATAATTTTACAAATACAGGTACTAATTTCCAGTTTGCTGCGAATGAAATTACTGACTTACAAAATAAAGTTATTCTTTCAGCTCCATTGAGCGGCGGCAATACTTTAGCAGTTCAAAACGATATGTTAAACTCCCCGTTAAGTAATGCGTTACTTAGCGATATGGCTTTTGCTACAGCGGCCTTAGGAACATTATCTGGTACAGTTGTTATTGATTATACTGTAGGACACTATCAAACAGTTACAGCTGGCGGTCCTATTAGCCTTAGTTTTACCAACTGGCCTATTGCTGGTCAAACAGGTATTGTTGCTGTACAAGTTACAGTTAATAATTTAGGATATACATTAACATTACCGGCGGCAGTTGGCACAGGTGCCGCTATTCAATCAGAAGTGGGCATTCAAGGGTTAAACACAGGCACTAGCATTTTAACTTTTGCTGAAACTGGAACATATACTTTTACATTTACTACAAATGATAACGGTACAACTATTTTTATTAATGATGTAACTCGTGCTCGTAACTATTTTATGAATACAGTTCTTGTTAACGCTAACGTTGCTAGTAACAATACGTCATCTGGATCTTTAACAGTTGTTGGTGGGGTTGGTATTAGCGGTAACTTATACGTTGGCGGCATCATTAACGGTGTAGCAAACATTTCAGCTAACACAGCAGTTTACGCTACGTCAGCAGGCACAGCTAACACAGTTACATCAAACGCACAAGGCAATATTACTAGTGTTGGTACATTAGTATTATTAGACGTAACGGGTAATATTAGTACTTCAAGTAGTATTAGTGCTACAGGTACTATTACTGGTGGAACATTATTAGCTACTGTTGATATCTCTGCCGCAGGTAATGTATTAGCCGCAGGCAACATTAGTGCTGGTGGAAACGTTATTGGTAATGTTATTACTGATAGTGTTACTAACACTGGCTTTGATTTTGTCCTTCCTGCTTTCCAAACTATTGGCAATACAGTTAGTAACATTTCACTAAGTTCATCTACTTCAGTTAATATTTTTAACAGTACTGGTACTAGCCAAACTACAGTTAATCCTCCAACTTCACCAACAGATGGTCAAGTTACTAGCTTCTCCATTTATGGAACTGATGCGGCTAATTTAGCAGTTGGTTCTGGTACTTGGAATCCTAGCTTTGCTAACACAGCGGTTCCAGTTGGATCGGTATTCAAATATGTTTACCAAGTTTCTGGTGGATCTTGGTTCTTAATAGCTTAATCAAACCATTTGACTTTGTGAGCAAATTCATATACAATTAGTATATGGAACATCCATTATTACCTAATATTGATAACTTGTCAACTGACGAGCTTACTACTAAGATTGCTGAGTTAAACAAAAAACTCAGCATAGCTTATCGTATGGGCAATAATGACTTGTGTAATCAATTACGCATGGCACTTGAAACTTATCAAAACAAATATACAGAAAAACTGCGCAACACACAGTCTGGCACTGACTACGACGGAATGATTGACATTAACTAATGAACGTAAGAATACAATATAATATTAGATTTATGGCCGGCATCTATTATGATGATAGGTTACAGTTAAACGAATATACTGTAAAGATATATTTTATGACTAATACTGAGAACCCTGCCGATCATAATGTAGCCTTGGCTAGAATGAAATACTTTATCTACAATGAGTTAGAAAGTTGTATCTTTGTAGATGAAACTAATGAAGATCAATGTCAAAAATTTATCAGCGCAGGACTTAATATAACAACTATGCCCGGGGAACCAGTGGATCAGTTAATAGGTATAATGCTATATGAAAAAATGTCAGCTATTGTAGAAGATAAGTTAATTATTGGTGAAATTGAAATATCAAGTATGTTAGGCGACGGCATTGTTTACTTACATGGCGATAATGAAAATGTTAATGATGTTGTATTCCCTGAATGGTGGCGCACTAGTGATTTAGTACATTGTAATTTGGACTTGATTAATAGTGACAAAGTTGTTACAATGCATCAAGGGAGTGTATGGCGTGAGATAGACTTACAATGGCCTGATATTGAAGATGACGATCCTGAAACTGGCAATACGATTGTATACGCAGACTTTAAGAGATTAGATGATAAAGAATAATTACGGTGAAATGATTTTTGATGAGAATGATGTATGTGATCTCTTAATGCGAGGTCACGATGCTGAATCTTTAAAAAATATGTTAGTTGACGAAACAGTTAAAATTGAAGAAGCTATAAACTTTGTAGATCGTATGCCTGAACTTATTAAACACGTTGGCGATCCCAATGTTATTATGAATGTGTTTGATAAACAAAAACAAGCAAATTGGAAGATGCCACAGGCATATAAAGATTTGGACATAGCCGAATATGTCCTAAGTTTATGCTCTAATGAAGCTGAACTACAACGTGTAGGAGAAGAATTATTATTGTACCAAGAGCGTGATTTGTTTAACTTATTGCGCTATCTAAAATATCTAGTGGACTTAATGACAGAAAACAATGTTATTTGGGGTGTAGGGCGCGGTTCTAGTGTGGCAAGCTATATATTATATAAGCTAGGAGTACATAAAATTGATAGCATTTACTATCAATTGGACATAAAGGAATTTTTGCGATAGCAGAAAACCGCGTAAATACATAGGATCAGGAGAAGATTATGTCTATTAAAGTTTATACAAGCTCAAGAGGTAAAGTAATTGATATGGGCGCATTACGTTTACGTAACGAGCAAGTTCGTGCTGTGGGTAATATGGGTGTTAATGCTAGGGGCGATAGAATTGATAGCCAAGGAAACGTTATTGACCCTAAGAATGCTCAACTAGAGCGTCGCATACAACGTCAAACTAATGTACAAGAACTTCCTGTGCCCGCTAAGCCAGCAGTACCAAAACAACCTGTTGTGAACTTAGAAGAATTTCCTGACTTACCAGAAGATGAAGAATTTTTTGAGCCTCCTACTCCTGTAGCACCAATTGTAGAACCAGATCCAATTCCAGTGGTAGCCCCAGCCCCTGTTGAACCAATTGTAGCACAGCCTAAAGAAGTAGTAGATGATCCTAATGGCGGATTAGCGGCGGCTATTGCCCGTGCCAAAACCGTTAAACAAGAATTAGAAAAAACAACTAGAGAAAAGCAACAATCCAAACCTTTAAGAAAGATTTAAATGAAGCATCAGTTTGAACCACATAGACTAAATCAAGATCAAATACAAGCCATACACGATCATATCATTGTATCCGATATGGCGTTTGATGTACGCATAAGTCGAGGCGGAATTTGGATTCCTAATGACAACGGCAAGGGACACGGCATTCGTCCACGTTGGGGTCGAGTATACGCTGTAGGGCCAGAGCAACAAGATGTTAAAGTAGGACAATGGATACTCGTAGAACACGGACGCTGGACTCGCGGATTAGAACTTGTAGACGAATTTGGTCCACGTACTATTCGTAAGATTGACCCCGACTGTGTTATGATGGTATCCGACGAAGAAGAATGTCCTGATGCCGAAGGTATTTCATCAGCAGTACACGTCGAAAAACAAGAAATGCCAAGTTAACTGTGAAACAACTAGATTGTAAAACTTGCGGTAAAGTATATACACCTATGTGTGATTATATGCAAGGGCGTTGTCCTTATCACCCAGCATTAGTTAAGTTTGACTATAAACTTAGACTATCTAATTTAATTAATTTTTTTAAAGGTAAAAAATGAATCATCCAGATCCAAAATTACATCGCAATATCAGTTTTGTTAAAAGCGGACTTAGAATTGCAGCGGGACTAGCACTTGTTGCCGGCGGCTGGTTAGAAATGAATCCGTATATTCAAAGCGCAGGATATATTTTAATATTTGCTGAGATTTTAGGAATTGCCGAGGAGTTGGTGTAATGGCATTATCCGGAGACGGCGGCAAAGGTTACGGGCGTAGACCTAACCTAGTGCCCAATAATCAAGTAGAATCCAACTGGGAACAAATCTTTGGCAAAACTAAACCAGCCAAACCAGTTGACGACGAAGCCTTAAATGTGTATAATGAAGAAAGACTAGTATCTAAGTACGACAAAGAAAACATTAAAGGCACAAATGAAACAACTATGGACAGAGAAGTATAGACCAAATACTGTAGACGGTTATGTGTTTACAGACGAAAGTCAGCGCAAACAGGTTGACGAATGGATTAAAGAAAAAACCATTCCACACATCTTACTACATGGGCGCCCTGGTACAGGCAAAACTACACTTGCAAAAATGTTAGTGCATGAGCTTGATATACACGATTACGATTTTTTACAAATTAACGCATCTAGAGATAATGGAGTTGACTTCCTCAAAACAAAAATTGAAGGTTTTGTACAAACAATGCCTTACGGTAATTTTAAAGTTGTATTAATGGACGAAGCGGATTATTTAAGTCACAACGCACAAGCACTTATGCGTGGACTTATGGAAACATACCAATCAAATGCTAGATTTATTTTAACTTGTAATAGCCCGTTAAAAATTATTCCAGCCTTGCACAGTCGTTGTAAAACTTATGGGATCAACACTCCAGACCAAACAGAATTTACTGCCCGTGCCGCAAATGTATTATTAACTGAAAATATAGAATTTGATTTAGATACCTTGGATAGTTATGTAAAAGCCACTTATCCAGATTTACGTAAATGTTTAAATATTCTACAATCTAACAGCACAGATGGAAAATTAATGGTGCCTGGCGAGAATGATCAAGATGTTCAAGAATGGCGTTTACAAGCAGTTGAATTATTTAAAACTGGTAAAATAAATGATGGGCGTAAAGTAATTTGTCAACAAGCTACAGCTACAGATATGGATGATATGTTCCGTTGGATGTATGACAATTTAGATTTATGGTCAAAGGATCCTGCTAAACAGGATCAAGCAATTATCATTATTCGCAATGGTTTAGTTAATGTTCCTATGGTAGCAGACCAAGAAATTAACTTATCAGCAACTATTACAGAATTATGCCAACTATGAGATACTTATTTTTAACTTTTTATACACAAGCCTCGGGTAAGATTGACGAGCATATGGTTGTTGCTAATAATATTCGTAGAAAAGATTGGCAAACCGTTAATGTTATATTAGACTTTAAAGAGTGTAAGGTTATTAAAAGCACAGTTAATAGGCAACTGGCTACTAAAGACTGGGACACACTTGTTGGCTACTATTATCCGTTTTATACACAAATTATTGAGCGATTGTTTGAAGAAAACGGACACGAGATGCCCCGGGCAGAAGAGCCTAAAGAAGTTAGTGCGGACTAACATATTTGGTTGACATTTAATTCATATTATAGTATAATAGTAGTATGAATAAGAAATATCGAAACAAGAAAAACAAGCTAATTTTAACTGACGCAGACGGTTGTTTGCTGGATTGGGAATGGGCATTTAATGTATGGATGCAGGAACACGGATTCGAAGAGGTTCCTGGTAGTAAGCTCAACTATGATATGAGCATACGTTATGGCATACCCCGCGAGCAAGTAGTTAAGCTGATACGTATTTTTAACGAATCGGCGGCTATAGGCTTCCTTCCAGCTCAACGCGATGCGATGTACTATGTTAAAAGACTACACGAAGAGCACGGATACAAATTCCACTGTATTACTTCGTTAAGTTTAGATCCTAATGCGCAGAGATTGCGTGAAATGAATATCCACAAGTTATTTGGTCCTACAGCATTTGAGCGTATAGTATGCTTAGATACCGGGGCTCACAAAGATGAAGCACTAGAGGAGTACGAAGGTACAGGACTCTATTGGATCGAGGATAAAGTAGAAAATGCTGAGGCCGGCTATAAGTATGGATTAGATTCGTTACTTATAGAACACGGCCACAACATGAACCACTACCATCCTGGTGTTACGCTCGTAAAAAATTGGAAGCACATTTACGAGCATATCACAGGTCAGTCAGCGTAAAGAGTTAGCACAGAACTAATAATTCTATGCCGCTGTATGTCGCGATCATCTAAATCGCAAACAGCTATACCCTTTACACCCCCTTCCCCCAATCTTTCGCATAAGTCTGCGAGGCCATTGTTGCCTTTAATACGGTCAGCTTGCTCTATATCGCCGGTAATGACGATTTTGCTATTTTCCCCTATGCGAGTTAATAACATCTTACATTGATTAGGAGTTGCGTTTTGCATCTCGTCAGCAATGATATAACAGTTTTTGAAA